AAGATATATTTTAGACGGCAAAGCAAAAGTTTCAAATGTTAAAGAACCTGTTGGTTTAGAAAGAAAGAACAAAAAGAAATCTTTAATAGATAGACAAGTTGATAACTTAATTTATATGATTAAGAGATATGGTATAAAACGAACTGAATATTTCAACGATGCTTTTGAAGAAGCGTTTAAAGATATTGATGTAGTAATTGGCGAAGCATTAGGAATAGACATAGCAATGAACATACAAACAATAAGCAGTAAAAAAGTAAAGTAATGGCGATTAGTAGTTTAATAAATCCTTCAGGGAAGCCAAGCGTTCAGGATAATCTTTGGCATATAGCGACAAGCGACAATTCCGGACAGGTTGATTTCAAATATGTTTTTGATGTCTATAATGGCAACACGCAATTAATTAGGGCAAAAGTGTTTCCAAGTCCTGACAATGGTAAGGGATATTTTGACGCAGGACCAATAGTAAGGAATGAAATTAATTACCAATGGTTTAATCCTGATGGGCAATTCTTTTCTTATTCACCTGATTTAGATGGTGAAATAGGGCAAGTGTATAACGTAAGAGTTGGTGAGGATTTTTCAGGACTTACTACACTTAACCTGGCTTCAGGTTTTGTAAGTGGATATAACTTCGTTCCACCTGTATTTAAAAGAAGGATGTTTGACTTTACTGCTAAAAACAATAAAAGTTTAACTGATAGGTTTTTAAGTATGGATTCAAACTTCGGTGAAGATTTATATTTCCCTTTACATTCAAGTTTAGAAACTAAACTATCAGTAACAAGATACATAGGTGCTTCTGCATCAACTTCAAGCGTTTATACATTTACACCTTCATATCAGCAATTAAATATTGGTCCTGATGCAGTCAATGTTTTATTAGATGACATTGCAGCATTCTTAATAAATTCAAGTACTACGAGATATGTAATTACTATTGATATGGGTATCGGTGGAAAATATGATATAAATGTGAATATGGAATGTAACGGAAAGTTTACACCTATTCCTTTGCACTTTATGAACGCTTATGGAATGTATGAAACTGCACGTTTTCAATTAGTCAATAGATTGAGCAAGGAAATAGAACGCAAGACATTTGAGAAACGAGATTATAGCTTCGGTTCTTCTTCAGTAGATTATTTTACTACACACGGAAGTAATAATAAATACATTGAAAGTAAAATCAATTACGGAAGTAAGATTAATTGGAATTACAAGCTAACGATGTACCCACCTACCGATTCGGATTATCAATGGCTTGCACAATTAATTGATAGTCCTATTATTTACGCTGAAATAGATTCAGAATATTATCCGGTAACGATTAAGGAAACTAACTACGAATATAGTAAGCACGATTTTAACGGCTTAAGACCTTTGGAATTAAATATTGAAATGAACCAAAAACGCTACGGCTATAAACGATAATGGTAAGAATATTTATAGAAGGACAGGAATTAGATGTTAACGAAGGATTTAGTCAGCAAATAACCTATGCAGTAGATGACCTTCAAAACCTTGATAGCAAAAGCACGGCTTTTAGCAAGACAATTGTTATACCTGGAACTGCAAATAATAACAAGCTATTCGGAAATATATTTGAGTTTACCAATTCTAACTTTACAGGGGATGGTGCTAACGTAGGTTATAACTTTAATGCTTCTAAAGCAGCGAAGGTAAGGTTAGAAATAAACGGATTGAGTGCGATTAAGGGAGTTTTAAGGTTGCTTACTATTATTCACGATGGCGAGAATATAGAATATGAAGTTGCAATCTTTGGGGAGTTAGGTGGCTTTGTAAATGCTTTAGGCAATAAGAAGTTAGAGGATTTAGATTTTTCAATTTACAATCACAATTACACAATAAAAAGTATTGAAGATAGTTGGAGTGGTGACCTTCAATTAAATACAAGTGGTAACTTTTACAATGGGGATAGAGTCCTTATTGATGTTACAGAATATCAGCAATTTTATATTGGAGATGTTATTACAATAAGTGGAACTGCTTTAAATAATGGGAATTATACTATTGAGAATGTTATTAATGATGAGTACACTATTATAATAGGAACTCCAATAACATTTAAAACACAATTATTAGTATTTAGAGAAAGTGTACAAAACGGAAGTGATGGAAATTTTACAATAACTTATCCTAAAAAAGGTAGAGGTTATTTCTATCCATTAATTGATTATGGTTTAGTAAGTACTAATAAACAAGATTATAATTATTATGCTTTTAGACCTGCTTTTTATGTGCGTCAATATTTAGATAAGATAATACGAGGAGCAGGTTATACTTATGAATCTAATTTCTTTGATAGTGATTTCTTTAAAAGGTTAATTGTTCCACATACTCAAAAGGAAATTTACAATCAGTCAACAACATTTTACGTTCAAACAACAAATTCACTTGCAGTAAATTTTGTAAATAATTCTGCAGGAATAACAAGCAATGCTTTTGTAAGATATACAGGTGTTACAACTAACAATTTTACTTATGTTGATGGTGGTGGTTTTGGTGCATCAAAATTCATTTATACAGGTGCTACTGAAATTACAATTAAAATAAGAGTAAGATATACATACATAGCAACAACAACCAACGGAGGAAATGCACAAGCCGTTATCTATAGTTTTGGTTCAACAATTCAACAATCTGATTTAATACTTGATGGTATTCAAAGAACTGCGACTATAGAAAAAATATTTACTATAAATAATGGTGAAGAAATAAGTTTTGCAGTTAGGTCAACACCAAGTTCATCAAGTGAGGTAAGAATTATTTTAGATACTAATACTTATTTCACAATAACTGCAGAACCTGAAACTTACATTCCTTATACTTTAGGCAATTCTTTAAATTTAAATCATTGTTTACCTGTAAATATTTTTCAAAAAGACTTCTTCACTTCTATTTTGAAGATGTTCTACTTAATGGTTACGGAAGATAAAGAACGTGAAAAGCATTTAATTATTGAACCCTGGGTGGAGTTCTACAATTTAAGTAGAGCAAGTTATTTGGATTGGTCAGACAAGATAGATAGAAGCCAACCTATTAAGATAGTTCCAATGTCTGAAATCAATTCAAGATATTATAACATTAACTACAAACCTGATTCAGATTATTTTAACGAAGATTATAAAAAGAAATATAACGAAGGTTACGGAAATGTAATTTTTGATAACCAATTAGATTTTGCAAAAGATAGTTCAACGACTGAAGTAATATTTTCAGCTACACCTTTGGTAGGTTATGAGGATGAAGATAAAGTCGTTTCAACAATTTTTAAATGGGATGGAACTACAAGTAGTACTGAAGAAAGGGTTTCTTCAAACATTAGGGTTCTTCAAAGTAAATTAATTAGTGGAGTTACAAGTTGGGATATTTTAAATTTAAGTGGAACAACTATAGCTACAAATACCGAATACCCTTACGCAGGTCATTTAGACGACCCTGATGTTCCTGGAAGTGATTTATCCTTCGGAATACCAAAACAACTTTACTTTAATTTGGCTGCAGGTGCTTTAGGTAATAACCTATTTAATACTTACTATTCTTCTTATTTAGCAGAAATAACGGACAAGGATTCACGATTAGTTATTGCTAAAATCAAACTAACCGAACAGGATATTTTTAATCTTGATTTTGGAAGGTTCATTTGGATTGATGGGGTGCTTTATAGATTGAGTAGAATTATAGATTATACGGCAGGGGAAATTTGCACAATAGAATTATTAAGGGTTATTTATACAACCTATCAGACAGGAAGTCCTGCACAAACGGAGTGTATTTTAACTGAAGATTCAATTTGTATAACAACTGAAGATGACAACAATTTAACAATAGAAAATTAAAAATTATGCCTAAAATAAGTGAATTAACAAGTGCTGCTACAATAGTAGGAACTGAAGAACTACCGATAGTTCAAAGCACAACAACAAAGAAAGTAACTGCAGAATCATTACTTACTTTTCCTATTGATGAAATAGATTTAGGAGTTGCTGATTACACGATTACAAAATATGGGATCTATTACATTACTGCAGGTTCAAGTGGATTAACTCCATATCAAATTATTTTACCTGACCCTACAACAATGCCTGGAACACAACTTTTGTTCTTCAATTATGACGATACTAACACGGCACAATTTGAAGCAACCTATCAACCATATAACGAAGCAGGGACTATAAATGCTGATAAGTATATAGAAATTCCAATTAAGAATGCAGTTTTAGTTGTATCGGTTAATGGCTATTGGTCTGCTTTGAGTTTCAGAACAGGTGGTTAATAACATTTAAATTTTAAGAAATGGCAAAACAAGTAATTGCTTTAGAAGCAACATTAAATAGTGGTCCTGCAGAAGGTTCGGTAAAAAGTTTAAAAGCACAATTAAGAGAAGCACAACAAGAAGTGCAGCAAATGTCTGATAAATTCGGACTCACTTCAGACCAAGCACAAAAGGCAGCAAGAAGGGCAGCGGAACTTAAAGACGCAATAGGTGACGCAAAACTTCTTACCGATGCTTTTAATCCTGATGCTAAATTTAAATCTTTTAGTAATGCAATTCAGGGTGTAGTAGGTGGCTTTGCTGCTTTGCAAGGTGCACAGGCTTTATTCGGTTCTGAATCTGAAGACGTAGCAAAAGTTCTTGCTAAAGTTCAGGGTGCTATGGCATTAAGTCAAGGCATTAATTCAGTTCTTGAAGCAAAGGATGCTTTTAAAGTTTTAGGTGGGGTTATAAAAACTAATGTAGTAGGTGCGTTTTCTTCAATGAAAGCAGCAATTGTTTCTACAGGTATAGGTGCTTTGATTGTTGGTATAGGTTTATTGATTGAACAATTTATGGCTATGTCTGACGCTGCAGAAGAAGCAGCAGAAGCACAAAAGAAACTTAATGAACAAACAAAGAAATATGCTGAAAGTGGTTTAAAGGCAGAGTTAGATTATTTAAATAGAAAGGAAAAACTTGAAATAGCAAAAGCGAAATTAGCAGGTAAAACTGAAGAAGAAATCTTTGCAATTCAACAAAGCTATAGAGCATCAAGAATAGGTTCACAAAGTAGAGCATACGAAGAACTAAAAAATATAGATGAAAAAGCAGCGGATGAATTAAAGAATCAAATTGAGAACGCTAATGTAGAAGGACAAGTAGCAGAAATAGAGCATCAAACTAAATTACAAGAAACAAGAAAAAAGGCAGCAGAAGAAAGAAGGCAAAAGCAAAAAGAGGAAAACGATAAAATAAAAGAAGATATTAAGAATGCTAATGCAGAACAAAACAATCTTCAGAAACAACTTCAAGATGAAATAACACTTTCTTTGATAGAGGATGAAAGACAAAGAGAGCAAGTTAAACTTGAAATGGATTTAGAGAAAGCAAAGAAGGATGTTGAAAATAGCAAGGCTTCAACAAAAGAAAAGAACGAAACGATTGCTTTATTAGAGCAACAATATATGGTTAATCTTCGTGAAATGCAAGATAAATTTGCACAAGAAGATAAAGAGAAACAAGATAAAAAGAATGCTGATTTAATTAAGAGTGAGCAAGAATTAAACGATATTATTGAAGGTTTATACAAAGAAAATTTAGAAGACCAAAAGAAAAAAGCAGAAGAAGAAAAGAAAATTGCTGAAGGTGTAGCAATAGCAAAAGTTCAATTTATCAGAGATATTGGAAATGCTACAGGTGCTTTATCTGAATTGGTAGGAAAACAAACTGCAGTAGGTAAAGGTTTAGCCGTAGCACAAGCGACTATAAATACATATCAAGGTGCTACGGAAGTATTAAGAGCTAAAAGTGTATTGCCTGAACCATTAGGAACTATTTCTAAAGTTGTTAACGTAGCAACCATAATAGCTACAGGTTTAAAATCAGTTAAAGGAATTTTATCTACTAAAGTTCCTGGAGGTGGTGGAGGTGGTGGAAATCTACCTTCTTTACCAAGTCCTTCTACAACTGCACCTATTGCACCACAATTAGGACAAACTGCTTTAAATCAACAATTAGTGAATCAAACAGGAAACGCAGCGGTTAGAGCATTTGTTTTAGAAACTGATGTTTCCGGAAACCAAGAAAGAATAAAGAGATTAAATAGAGCAGCAAGGATAAACTAAATTTCACTAACTTTTTATATCTTATTTTATGGAATTACCAATTTACGAGTTAAAGATTAATGAATCATTAAAGGATGAAAGCGAAGTTTCTTACGTGGCTTTAGTGGATGAACCTGCCATTCAAAAGGATTTCGTAGCGTTTAAATTTGTTGAACCTTCTAAAGGCGAAGAAGAAAATGAATTTATTCCACGATGTGTAAAGTATATGGTTGACGAAGGCAAAGAAACTGAACAAGCGGTTGCTATTTGCTATTCTATTTGGGAAGAACATTTCAAGCAGGACTTTCAAGAAAGCTATAACGATTACCCTAAAGCAGCAAGCGAAAACGCAAAGATTGCTTTAAGATGGGCTGAAGAAAACGGATGGGGTGAATGTGGAACACCTGTCGGAAAAGCAAGGGCAAACCAATTGGCGAATGGTGAAGGAATAAGCCGTGAAACTATTGCGAGAATGTCAGCATTTGAAAGGCACAGGGAAAACTCACAAAAGGAATTAGGCGACGGATGTGGAAGGTTGATGTGGTTAGCTTGGGGTGGTGATGAAGGTGTAGAATGGGCAAAAAGAAAATTAGAGCAAATAGATTCTAAAATGATAAAGGCTAATGAATATACTTTAGACATTTACGGATATTCACCTAAAAACTTTGATGTTTGTCCTGGAGCAGTTGCTACATTTAACCATCTTGTTTCAATGAATGTAGGGATAGAAGAACAAGGAATGGTTCGTTCTGCAGCACAAATAGCCGATTCTATTTTTGAGATAGAAAAAAATGTAATAGCCAACAATGTTTCTACACTTAAAGAAGTGCAAGAAGTGGAAATATTAATAGATGACTTTAAGGATTTAATGCACGAAATAGATGAATTAGTAGGGATGCAGCACGATGTAAGTTATATGGATGGGCATTTAGTCAAAGTTAAAAGTTATTTGAAGTTAAAGAATCAGTTAGGCTTTCAAGTTGTTAACGAAGACCAAAGGATAATTTCAGGACCATTAATGATTGCCGATGAATTAATCTATCGTAATAATGACAAGTTCGGTGAACACTACGTAAAGTTTTCTGCAGATACGATAAAGAAGATAGCCATTAAGTTTTCTAAAAAGAAATATCAATCAAACGTGAATTTGATGCACGACCCTAACAATAAGGTAGCAGGGGTTACAATGTTTGAATCTTGGCTAACTGATAAAGAAAGGGGAATCTTACCAATGGCAGGTTTTGAGGATGTAGCAGACGGAAGTTGGTTTGGTTCTTTCTACGTGGAAAATAATGAAGTATGGAACAAGGTTAAAGCAGGTGAGTTCAGGGGTTTTTCAGTAGAGGGTTTATTTGATTACGAAGCACCATTAACCAAAGAAGAAGAAATGCTTAACAAGATTTCTGAACTTTTAAACGCAATTTCTTAACCAAAAATATATCATAGTTTATGACACCAAAAGAAATAGTAGAAAAATTAAGATTAACCTTCAATGAGTTGGTTAATAACGAACCTGCTCCTGTTAAGTTGGCTACTGCTAAATTGATGGATGGAACTGAAGTTGAAGTTACTGAACTTGCCGTAGGTGGTATAGTAACAATACAAGGAGTTCCTGCACCAATAGGCGAACATCAACTTGAAGACGGAACAACTATCGTAGTAGGTGATAACGGAGCAATTACCGAAATCAAACCTGCCGTAGAAGTTGAAGTAGAAGTTGAAGATATGGCTTCAATGTTTAGTGCTTTCCAAACATCAACTAACGAAAAGTTTGCTTCTTATGAGCAAAAGTTTGCTGATTACGAAGCCAAGCTAAACAAAGCAAATTCAATCATTGATGCTTTATTGGATGTAACTAAAACTTTAGCTGAAACTCCAACAGGAACACCTGACCAAGCTATTCAGCAACCAAACAATTTTAAAGACGAAAAAGTAAAATCTTACGCAGGTTTATTCGGTAAGTAATTAATTAACAATTAAAAATTAAATAAAATGGCTTTATCATTTTCAGGTTTGAGTTTATACACTAAACAATTAACTCAACCTTTATTAACATCAGCCGTTATCGGAGCAAAGACACAACAACTTATTCTTGATAATGGTATCGTATTGACAGGCGTTAAAGGACCTGTTGCAATTCCTTTGATGGATACTGACGCAGTATTCGCAACACAATCTTGTTCTTTTGACGCTTCAGGAACTACTTCTTTTTCACAAAGAACAATCGTACCTGGAAAGATTAAAGTAGAGGAGAAAATTTGTCCGAAGGATTTGGAAGCGTACTTCACAATGGAAGCACTTCGTGCTGGTTCAACTTACGAGGACTTTGGTAACGCTGATTTCGCTGCTGCTTATCTTGCAAAGAAGAATGCACGTATTGCTGCACAACTTGAAACTGCTATATGGCAGGGTGATTCAGGGTTAGGAACTGCTAACTTGAATAAGTTCAATGGTCTTTCAAAACTTATTAATGCAGGTTCACCAATAGACGCTAACGTAAGTGGTTTTACAGGTGTAAGTGGTGCTGCTATTGCAACCATTACTGCTTCTAATGTTGTAGCTGCTACTGAAGGTATTTACAAAGCTATCCCTGCTGAAGTTATGGCGAAGGGTGATGTAAGAATCTTCGTAGGTTACGATTGGTTCAGGTTGCTTGTTCTTGCTTATAGAGCATTGAATATGTTCTCTTACAACCCACAAGACGCAAACTTTGAAGGTTTCATTTTGCCTGGAACTAACGTGAAGGTTGAGCCTGTAAATGGTTTGAACGGAACAGGTGACGCATTCGCTATGAGTTTGTCAAATATGTGCATCGCAGTTGACCTTGAAGCAGAAGAAACTAACTACAAATTGTGGTACTCTGAAGATAACAACGATGTACGTTTCCGTGCAGAGTTCAAAGTAGGTGTTGACGTGGCTTTCATTTCAGAGTGTGTTAAGTTTATGTCTGCTATTGCCTAATTTTAAAATAAATTAACTAATCAAAAGGGTGGTGCAAAAAACACCACCTTTTTTTAAAACTTAAATATATGCCGTGTGCTTTAACAAGTGGATACGTTATTGATTGTAGAGAATCAGTAGGCGGAATCCAAGCAATTTGGTTGATTGCAAATGCAGACCTTTATGATGCTTCAGGAAATTCAAGGGTAACGGAATCTTCAGGGACCGTGACTGCTATGACCAAAGCGAGTGGTAAAAGATTTTACAAGTTTGAAGTTCCAAGAGCAACTGCTTCTGCTTCTTCTAACTTAACAGGTTCACAAGAAAATGGAACTATCTTCTTTACGCATCAAGTAATGTTCCCTATCAATTCAAGGAACGCTTCTATCAGAAACATCATTACAACTTTAGCGAAGAATCGTCTAACGTTTGTAACTTTGGATATGGATGGAGTTTATAGAATGTATGGTAAATCGTTTGGTTTGTTCCTTGATTCTACTGAATCAGGAAGCGGAACTGCACCTGGTGATAGACAAGGCTCAATGCTTACTTTCACTTCACAAGAAACTGATGATTTCTTGGTAGTTAGTTCAAGTGTTGCAGCGAATTTAGAAGTTGCAGGTTAATAGTAAATAATAGAAATTTGGAAAGCCGACCGATTAAAAAGTCGGCTTTTTTTAGATTATGATTATACTTACAAAAGGCGAAACAAAGAATATATATTTTACAGGTTCGGAGAGTGCAATTCTTACGAACCCTTATTTTTTGTTTATATTTACAAATAGAATAACGCAGGAAGTGGTAAAGTTTGTTGCTACAAATGAAAGCACCACTTTGCGTTATGATGTTTTTGAACTTGACGTAGACCAATACTTTGAAGATTCTGAAACAGGGTTTTGGACTTATCAAGTTTACGAACAAGCAAGTAGTTCTAACTTAAATCCTACAGGATTAAACGAGGTTGAAAATGGCTATATGTACTTGAATAGTGCTATAACATTTGAGCCTACAACTTATGACGAACAAGATAATTCATTTATAACTTACAATGGATAATTACAAGCACATTGTCTTGGCTTTTGACCAAGCACAACAACCAAAATTTACTGAAAAGAAAAGCAAAGGTTACGTTGAATTTGGAGAATACAATGACTATCCAAAATACTTGCTTTCCTTATATTCAGAATCACCGAAGCACGGAGCAATAATTAAGGGCAAGTGTAACTATATCTACGGCAAAGGTTTTGAAGAACCTGGAACTGCTAATAAGTTTGAATCGTGGAATACACTTCTAAAAAAATGTATTAAGGATGATGAATTATTTAGAGGTTATTATCTTCAGGTAATATGGAATAGAGCAAAGCAAGTAAGCGAAGTTTACCACATTGATTTTGCAAAGGTTAGGGTTAGTAAAGATTTGTTGAAGTTCTACGTTAAGAATGATTGGAATGATTCAAGAGAAAAGACAAGAGAATATGAAGCATTTAATGTAAACAATCCTTACGGAAGTCAAATATTGTACATAAAAGAGTACAACCCATTAAGTGAGGTTTATCCTTATCCTGCTTACTATCAAGGTTTAAATTACATTGAATCAGATGTTAAAGTTTCAAGACACATTTTAGGCAACGCTAATCAAGGATGGGTTGGAACTAAACTTGTGAATCTTAACAATGGAGACCCGATAGGTGAGGAATTCAAAGGTCAAATTGAAAAAGATTTATTGAAGAAGTTTACAGGTAGCGAAGGTAAGCGAGTGGTAATAATGTTCAATAAGTCCAAAGATAACGCTGCAGATATTCTTGATTTAGGAACAACGATGTTGACAAAAGAAGATTTTACGAATGTCAACGGATTAATTCAGCAAGAAGTTTTTGCTTGTCACCAAGTTACAAGTCCGCAGTTATTTGGGATTCAAGAACTTCTGCATTCAGTAGAAACGAATTGAGGGATGCATACGAAATCTTTAACAACACCTATGTTAATGAAAGGCAACAAGAATTTGAAAATATATTTACACAATTAAGAAATCTTAAAGGCGAACAAGGTGAGTTTGTTATTCAACCTGTAGAACCTTTGAAATTTGAATTTAGCGAAGGCATTGTAGCTGCTAATCTTACACAAAACGAGATTAGGGGATTAATGGGTAGAGAACCTTTGCAATCTAATCAAGTAACCGCAGACGGAGCAAAAGCGGTAATTGAAGAAGTTCCTGTAAAGGCAAACGAAGCAATCAAGAATCTAACAGGTAGACAATATCAAAACGTTATGAGAATAGTTAGGCAATTCGGAAACGGAAAGCTAACTAAAGGACAAGCTACTTTGATGCTTAAAAACGGATTTGGTTTTACGGATGAAGATGTTAATTCATTTTTAGGTATAGACGACGACCCTTTAACCGAAGATGAAATAACTAAATTCTCAATGGACAAGGATGAACTTTTGCTTCAAGAATTTGCTTCCTGTGGTTCGGATAGGGGTTTGTATTCAATAACTGAAACAAGGTCTTTTAATGGCTTTGAAATGGCTTTAAATCAACTTCAAGCCGATGTTCTTTCATTGATTACAAAACAACCATTAATAGCACCTGAAGTTATTGCTGAAACTTTGAACAAGTCGGTTAAAGATGTTCAAGCTACCATTGATGAATTAGTAAGTAATAAAATTATTACCGAAAAAAAAACATTAATCGGAGAAGATGAAGTTGTAAGAAGATATGTTAATAAGCCTGTTAGTGAACTTCCTGGAAAGGATTCTAAAGTAACGGAGATAATGATTATGTATTCTTACGATTGGCGAGTTCCTGCTTCGCAACGTGATTACAACACTTCAAGACCATTTTGTCAAAAGCTAATGGACTTAAGTTTAACAAGGTTTTGGTCAA